CCAAAGTTGGTAATACTCTTAGTGTAGATCTTGCAGCCACCTCTGGTCTTGAATTTACTTCTAGTGAGTTAAGGGTTGATGTTGATGCTTCGACTATGGAAATCAGTGGCTCTGGCGTTAATCTAAAAGATGGTGTTGTTACTACTGATAAGTTTAATACTGCTGGCGGTACAGGCGTAACTCTTACTAATATCGCAACTAACGCAAGTGAAACATTCTCAACAGCTGGATTAAGAAACCAGCTAGAAGATGGTGAATTTAAGGTTTATACTAAAACTATCGGAGACTCTGATACTAAAGCATTAGTCGACTCTGATTATGTGCAACCTCTAGCACGTGCAGCTATCGTCGCAGGTAGCAATATTACCTATGACTCTGCGACAGGCGTTATCAGTGGAGCTGCATCTTATGGTGATGCAAATGTAGACTCTTTAGTCGACTCTCCTTTTGTACAACCTCTTGCTCGAGCTGCACTTGTAGCTGGTACGAATGTTACTTTTGATTCTGGCTCTGGGCGAGTTGATTTACCTGCTAGTGTAGCAATTACAACAGGATTAACCGTAGGCGGTAATACTGTACTGACTACTGCCGATGAAGGTCCTGGTAACGGTATCGATGCTGATACTTTAGATGGTCAGGAAGGCGCTGCATATTTAAGGAGTGATGCGACGGACGCATATACTAGTGGAACGCTGACTTTCAATAATGGAACAACACTCACAGCAGCAGATGGCGCTACTGTCAACTTCAGCATGGCGGATGGTATTGCTCCATTTACTGTAACGTCTACAACCAATGTACCAAACCTTAACGCCTCTAGTTTGAGCGGTGTTGCTGTTGGTAGCTTCTTAAGAAGTGATGCCAGTGATGCGTTTACTAGTGGAACATTAACTTTTAATGATGGCACTACTGTCGCATTTGAAAATGCTAGCACCGCACCATTCACTGTAGCATCTACAACTGTTGTTACGAACCTAAACGCTGATCGACTAGATGGGCAGCATGGCACTTACTACAGAATTGATATTCTTGATTCTACAGGTACCACTTTGAATGTTTAAGGAAATATAAATGGCGAATCCATCTACAAGACAAGGCTTAATTGACTACTGTAAGCGAAAGCTTGGTGATCCAGTTATTGAGATTAACGTTGAAGAATCTCAATTAGAAGATCGGGTGGATGAAGCGATCCAGTTTTATCGTGAGTATAACTCTGATGCGCTGTTAAGAACCTATGTCAAACACCTCGTTACTGCTGATGACGTAACGAATGGATATATAACACTTAACGATAATATTTTCTTCGTGAAAAGATTATTTCCTGTAAATGCCTCTGGCACAACATCATCTAACTTCTTTGATCTAAAGTATCAATTATCTCTGAATGAACTTTATGATTTAAATACGTTTATTGGCGACTTGGCTTACTACGAACAAATGCGTCAATATGTATCGCTGCTTGACATGAAGTTAAACGGACATCCTCAGACGACATTCAGCCGTAATCAAAATAGACTTTATATTCATGGTGAGTTTGAGGAACAAGAAATTAAAGCAGGAAATTTTCTTGTAATAGAGGTATTTCAAGCTATCGACCCTGAGACATTTACAGATATATACAATGACATCTTCTTAAAGGAGTATTTAACTCAGCTGATTAAACAACAGTGGGGTGCTAACCTGATTAAGTTTGAAGGTATGCAGCTTCCTGGTGGTGTGCAGCTTAATGGTAGACAACTTTATGATGATGCAACACAAGAGCTGGAAAGATTGAGGGAACAAGTTAGACTTACTCATGAAATGCCAGTTGACTTCTTTTTGGGATAAACGATGGCTAGAAATCCGTACATTTCACAAACAGTACGCTCTGAACAAAACCTTTATGAAGATATTATTATCGAGTCTCTCAAGATTTATGGTCAGGACGTAGAGTATTTGCCGAGAACATTGGTCGCTGAAGATGTAATCTTTGGTGAAGATGTCGTCTCAAGGTTTGATGATGCATATACTATTGAAATGTACTTAGAAAATACTGATGGCTTTGAAGGTGATCAAGATCTTTTTACAAAGTTTGGTGTAGAAATACGGGATAGAGCTACTATGCATGTCTCTCGTCGTAGATGGGACACTGTTGTTGGTGCATTTGTAGATAACAATAGGCCGAATGAAGGTGATTTAATTTATCTTCCGCTTTCAGACCAAGTATTTGAAATTATGAGAGTTGTGGACGATAAACCATTCTATCAACTCTCTAATCTGCCAACATATAAACTTGACATCGAACTCTTTGAATATAATGATGAAGACTTTGATACTGGCGTTGAAGAGATTGATGAACTTGAAGCGCTGGGTAATGTGATTAAGCTTACTCTGAATGCTTCGGATTCTGATGGACTGGAGCTTGGTGAGAATATTCAACATCTGGTCGATAGTGCTAATGGACCGAAACTTGTTGCAGAGATTGTAAACTGGGATGCTTCTACTAATATTCTTGAAGTTGCTCATATTGGCTCTACAGACGGTAAGTTTAGAACATTCTCAGCTGGCACTTCTATTACCTCTGTCACGTCAAATATTACGAAAACAATCTCTGCGATTGATGAAGAATTACAACAGGTTAATAGTCAGAATGCTTCCTTTGAGACTACAGGAGACGATATTATTGACTTCAGCGAAAGCAACCCATTTGGTGAGGTGACATAATGTTTAATCAGCACTTCTATCACGAAAAGATTCGTAAATGCGTTGCAGTTTTTGGTACATTGTTCAATAATCTACATGTTGTGCGTAAAAACTCCTCTGGCGCTGTCATTAGCCAGATAAAAGTTCCGCTGAGTTATGCTCCAAAACAAAAGTTTTTAGAGCGTATCCGTGAGACAGAAAATATGTCTGATGCTAAATTAGCGATTAAACTTCCAAGGATGTCTTTCGAGATCTCTTCGATTTATTTTGATCCAACCAGACAGTTACCAAAAGTTAATAACTTTACTCGTCTTGTTTCCACAGATACTGGAGTAAGAACAAAGTTCTTCACAGCTGTCCCTTATGTTATTAACTTTCAGCTAAACATTCTTGGCAAGACGAATGAAGACGTAGTTCAGATTCTAGAACAAATCCTACCGTTCTTTAATCCCTCTTATACAATTACAATGAAACCATTTAGTAATTATTCTGACATCACTGAAGACTTGCCTATCTCTCTGATTGGTATT